CTAAAGAAGCATATCCCTTAAAAATATTGTGTAAAGAAAGTTTATTCGTATTGTTTAGTGTGATAGTTGGTGATTTTATCATTGAAGAGGCTAATTCAATTAAAATGATAGGTGGATCTGATACACAAATAATACCAGAAGTGTTTACAACAAATCCAGAATTTTAAGCAAAACAAGGTATGTTATCAATATTTATTATTAAAGATTTATCTATCTGTTCAGTGTATAGAAATTGTAAAAATTCGGGTCTCTCTAATTGTTTCAATGGAATATGATTATGAACATTACGAGCTATTTTCTTATACAACAAAAAGTCTGGATATTTCTCTTCACCATTTTTATGGTAGATAATACTTTTGTTGTTATCATCCAAACACCATTCACATACTAAACGAAAAACCTTATTTGTTATTGTTTCTGGCTTAAATGATGCTTTAAAATCAGATTCGTCCTTAATGAAAATATCAATCATCGAACATCCTAATCGACATAAATCAAAACTTTTATTTGGATCAATACGTATTCTTTTTGATGTATAAAACGGTTCTGTATTATATTGCGTTGAAGCATCATTACCCTTTTCAAAACAATCACTACAATATCTAGTACCATTCATTTCAAAAATTCCTCTACCAAAGTCAATTATTTTAAAAAGTTTTCCATGCGTAGGAACACGATATATATTACCCTTTACTTTGTAAAATAAATATTCATTCTCTGTATTAACATACATAATATTATTTGTGTGTAAATCATTATGAGTGAAGTTAAAACATTGCTGAAATGTTATTAAAATCATAATTATTTGTAAAAAATAGGCAAGAACAACGTCGTCATTCTCTGACTCAAAAGATGCTGATGATAATAAATTGTCCAGCGTATTATTACATTTTTCCATGAAGATAACTTGGACTGGGAAATCTGGAATACTGACATAAACATTTTTATCTTCACTTGAAGTATCGTATTTGCTGCATGTAAAATCAGACTTAGGGGAATCAATATTGCTTTTCTTATTGAAACTAGTATCATCATCATCATCATCATTATCATTTAATTGATTTGTATCATCATCATTTAGTTCATTTGTATCATCATCATCATTTAGTTCATTTGTATCATCATCATTTAATTCATTTGTATCATCATCATTTAATTCATTTGTATCATCATCATTTAATTCATTTGTATCGTCATCATCATTTGTATCGTCGTCATCATTTGTATCGTCATCATCATTTGTATCGTCGTCATCATTTGTATCGTCATCATCATTTGTATCGTCGTCATCATTTGTATCGTCATCATCATTTGTATCGTCGTCATCATTTGTATCGTCGTCATCATTTGTATCGTCATCATCATTGGAATCGTCATCATCATTGGAATCGTCGTCGGCATCGAATTCAGTGTCTTTATGGCTATTTAAACTTAGTAATGTTTGTATACTTGATTCTGTACTCGAATGAGATAAGGATTTCAACTCTTCACTCATCATAGTGATATCATCTTCATCAATATAATTACTCTCTGAAATTTTTAACAATGCGTTATTATTTTTACTACGTTTTGTCTTATTGTCATTGTTTATGATGTGAAAGTTTTTATTCTTATGCTGTTGAAAATATCGGGAGCTTTCTAAATAGTCAAGATCTTCGCTAATATCGTACTTGAATTCATCCTTAATACCAGTAAATGTTCCAAAGAATTGCAACGCATTTACAAAATCATAATGTTCATATAAATAGTTATTCAAATAAACAAAAAACATTTCGGTGTATGAACAATTCATATGTGAAAGCAATTTTGGGTTTGTGTTTTCATCGTTTACTAAAGACGGTACAGTAGTCACTAAATTCTTATATTTTCCAAGAACAAATCGAAAAGGATCTAATAAAGGTGCATATTTTACAAACAAAGGAATGGAGTAATTTTCGTTGCTGCTGCTGCCAATATTGCTAATTTTACCAATAACATTATTTTTGTCTTCAAAATCTAAATCTGTTAGTTGATGATATTGATTTAGAATTACATGATTATAATTGTTTTCTTTGAGAACAAAAAAATTCTGATAAATCGGACAGTAGTTTTGAACTTGTTTGAATCCATTTTGTTTTATTTTGTTTTGCAAAGTTTTGTTTTTGACTTTAAAATATGTTATCTTCATTATTTTTGTTGAATTCCTAAAAAAACAAAATATTAAACTAAAAAAAATAAACAATTAATAAATTCACGTTTAAAAAAAGAATATATTAATCTGAGTTACTCTATTAAAAGATGACTCTAGAATTAAAAAAATTTGATATGAGAACAATCAGCTTTAAATCTAATGAAACCAAAGGTCCAGTTGTTGTACTCATTGGTAGAAGAGATACAGGTAAGTCATTTCTTGTAAGAGATTTATTATACTATCAACAAGATATACCAATCGGTGTAGTTATTGCAGGAACTGAAGAAGGAAATGGATTCTACGGGAAATTAGTTCCCAAACTATTTATTCATAATGAATATAGCACATCAATTATAGAAAATATTTTAAAACGTCAACGAACGGTTTTAAAACAAATTAAAAAAGATATGGAACTATACAAAAAAAGTAATGTAGATGCTAGAACATTTGTAATTTTAGATGATTGTTTGTATGATAATACTTGGTCTCGTGATAAAATGATGAGATTGCTATTTATGAATGGACGTCATTGGAAGATTATGTTAATCATTACAATGCAGTACCCATTGGGTATCCCACCTACTTTACGAACTAATATTGACTTTGTTTTTATTTTAAGAGAACCATATATTGCAAATCGTAAACGCATTTATGAAAACTATGCTGGTATGTTCCCTACATTTGAAAGTTTTTGCCAAGTCATGGATCAATGTACAGAGAATTATGAATGTTTAGTAATAAATAACAATGCAAAAAGTAATAAATTGCATGATCAAATCTTTTGGTATAAAGCGGATAGCCATAATGATTTTAAACTAGGAAACAAAGAATTTTGGGATTTATCAAAAGATGCTAATTCGGATGATGAAGATGAAATATATGATCCCAATAATACGAAAAAGAAAGGACAGGGACCAAAAATTAATGTTAAGAAAACAAAGTGGTAATAGTTATAAATTCTTTTGAATTATTTTTTCTTTCTCGTTTGTTGAGTAAGAATTTCATTTGGTCGATATCGTAAAAACCATTCATCATATTCTTTGGTTCCATACTGACCATTCAGCAATTGATATTTTGTTGTTTTCTCATTACGTAAATCATCTAATGTAAGTTGACTACCGTAACAATTTAGTGAAAATCTTTTTAATAAACCCTTTTGTTCCAATCTGTTTGCTTGTTGAACTTCAAATAGATATTGCGCCATACATAAAATACGATTACGATCATAGTAAGGACGTGAAGTATACAAAAAGGCTAAATAAAAACTCATCATCGTTTCAATGGTTGCAATTTTAATTTTTTTATTGCTTATTGGTTCACGAATTTCATTATAGCTATGACAAGCTAGTGGATAATAAAAATAAACAATAGGGTTATTATTTACAAGAACTTGAAAATGTGAAGATACTATTTCTCCAATGGCTGCATGCTGAATAATACTGCAATTTTCAATTCCATGGTTATTTAATCTTTGCTTTAGTTCAAGTGATATTTTTGAAGGATCTAACGATAATACATCAAAATCAGGAATTTTTTCCATTTTTTTACGTTTTCGTTTAGGCATGTATTGTGAAAATTGCATTACTGCAAAACTTCCAAAAAATATTACTTCTTTCTCAATTAAAAACTTTTTAGTAATATCGAACACATGTGCTTCTTTGCTATAATTACTCATATCTCGTTGAAAATCTACATTCATGCAGGATATATGTTTCAAGGGATAAATTTTATTTAGTAAATTTAATCGTTTTAAAACTTTTTCCCATCTAGTTATATCACCATGAGGTCTTGACAATTCCAAATACATAGACATTCTTAAAAAATTGGCTGGGCAGTACAAAATACCATCTTTGTTTATAGCTTCTTTTTTCAAATTTGTAAAAACGTCGCTATCACATTGTGTTATATCAGCAATACCAATAAAATTAACAAACAATTTATATGTACCATGATGAATTCCTGCTTTGGCTTCAACTTCATGAAATCCTTTTTTTGCATACAAGTCAGCAAGTTCCTTTGCATGTGTTAAAGCATCATAACTGAAAAAATCATAATCAGGAATTTCAATATCATAATTATAAAATTGTTTCCTTTTAGGAAGCATTGCGTTTATGGAAACACCACCATAACATATAAGTTTTTTTTTCCGCAAAAAGGTCTCAACAATGGATATCATTTTCTTTATTAATGGGTTCATCAAACGCTTTCGTGATAAACGTATATGCTGTTTATCAACATTTTGACGTAGGATCGCAACTTCACACTTTTCACGTTCTTTTAAAGTTTTGCACTGGTTCATCATTGTTTATAAAGTTTTTTTTTTAATTATTATTATTACTGAAAAATATTAAATTTGAAAAATATATTGTGTTGTTTTTAAAAATCTAACTTATAACCATCACTAACATCTCCCACAAAATTACTATTAAGGGTATCAGT